CGTGCTCGTCGTGGCGCTGGAAATCCTCATCGGCGTCATCGCGGCGGTGATAGACATCATAGCGGCGACGGCCAACATTATCGGAACGGTGCTCGAGGCTGGCACCGCCTTCTGCAACTTCGTGGAGGGCGTCCCTGGTGCAATCCAGGGAGCGGTGGACACCGTGGCACGGTTCTTCACGGACCTGTGGAACAGCATCAAGGACGCACTCGACAATGCGGGCCAAGCCGTGGAGAAGTTCGCACGCTCCGTCCAGGTTCGCTTCGAGTTCCTGAAAAACAAGGTCGTCGGCGTGGTGCTTGGAATAGTCAACGCAATCGCGTCGCTGCCAGGAAACGTGGCATCCGCGCTGTCATCGTTCGCGAGCACGCTCTGGAACGTGGCCCTGAACGCCATGTACGGCATGGCGAACGGCGTGGCCCAGGGCGTGAACACCGTGCTGAGCTTCTTCTACGACATCCCGAGCCGCATCCTGGACTACCTCGGAAACCTCGGCGACCTGCTGTGGAACGCTGGCTGGAACATCCTCATGGGCTTCTACAACGGCGCAGTGGCCGCGTGGAACAACATGGTGGGATGGCTGTCCAACATCGGCGGATGGATTCAGAACCTCAAGGGACCGCTGGACTACGACAAGAAGCTGCTCATCGAGAACGGCCAGGCCATCATGGCTGGCCTCCAGAAGGGCCTGGAGATGGGCTATGAGGACGTCGCCGACACCGTCTCGGGCATGGGACTCGACATAGCCTCCAACATGCAGGTCAACCCGTCGGTCAACCGCGTGGACAACGGCATCATGTCCGAGATCGCGGCGCTCCGCGAGGAGCTGCGGCAGATGCGCCTCGTGCTCAACATCGATGGCAGGGCGTTCGCCGAGGCCACGGTGGGCGAGATCGACAGGGCAATGGGAACCATGAGCAGGAGGGCGGTGGCCAGATGAGCGACGTGGTTGAAATCATCGACCCAACGGTCGACGCATCTGATTACGGCAACTACGCCACCTTCGAGCTGGAGGACGGGACCGAGTACAGCACGCTGGACTGGGACTTCTTCCGCTGCGGAATCGAGGTGTCAGACCCAGAGGTGAGGCGCTACGAGGTGCGGGTGCCAGGGCGTGACGGGGCGCTCGACCTGACCGAGGCGCTGGGCGGCAGGTACTTCGACGACCGCACCGTGACCGTGAGGCTCAGGTGCGTGAACGGGACCGAGGAGAAGTTCCACCTCCTCGCCTCGACCGTGCGCAACGCCATAGAGGGGCGCGTGTGCAAAATCGTCCTATCCGCCGACCAGGGCTACTTCTGGAAGGGCAGGCCGACAGTCGATGCCGAGTGGAAGCCGCTCGGTGCGTCGGATGTGACGATATCCGCCAAGGTGGCACCGTACAAGTACAGCGTCACGAGCAGCTACGACCCGTGGCTGTGGGACTCGTTCTCGTTCGTGGACGGCGTCATCACCGACGAGTCGGACATCACGCTCACGGGCGGTACCACGTCCGTCTCGCTGCCGAAAGACCCCGCACGCGGCAAGCCCACGCTGTGGCTCAACACGGGCAACGCCAGGGCGCGGCTGTCCACCGACCCCAACTGGCACACGCTGAAGAGCGGCGCGAACCTCATACCCGAGATACGCCAGAGCGCTGACGGTACCGTGACGCTGATGCTGAACGGCACGGGCAGCGTGGGCATCGAGTACAGAATCGGGAGCCTGTGATGTACGAGATCAGACTGACGGACGGCTCGCCCGTCTTCGTGCAGGGCGACCCAGACTACACCGCATACGACATCGAGTGCGAGCACGCCAAGGGCGACTCGGGCTACCTTCGGTTCACTATGCCGAAGTCGAACCCCATGTGGGGCAAGCTGGTGACGCGCAAGTCCGTGGTGGAGTTCACGCTCGGCAACGAGTCGCTGGGCTTCTTCGAGGTGCGCGAGGTAACGCACGACATGCGGTTCGACGAGAGCGTGTACGCGGTGGGCGAGCTGGCGTGGCTGTTCGACAGCATCCAGCCGCAGGCCGAGTTCCACGACACGCCGCCGCGTGAGTTCCTGCGAACGCTGCTCACCGTCCACAACGACCAATGCCCCGACCATCAGTTCAGGCTGGGCATGGTGGACGTCACGGACAGCAACGACTCGCTGTACCGCTTCACCAACCGCGAGACCACGCTGGATGACATACGCGACAAGCTGGTGGACAGGCTGGGCGGGCAGATACGGCTGCGCAGGGTCGGCGGCGAGCGCTACATCGACTACATGACCGACGCCACCTACGGCAGCGACTCCACGCAGCGCATCTACTTCGGCGAGAACCTGATGGACTACTCCGACACGATGACGGTGGACGACATATGCTCGTCGGTCATCCCCCTGGGCTACCGCCTGGAGAACTCGCCCGACAACGCGCAGATAGGCAACCTGGAGAACCGCCTGACCATCGAGAGCGTGAACGGCGGCAGGGACTACATCACGGACGCCACGCTCGTGCAGCGGTTCGGCAACGTGCGCACGACGCACATCTGGGATGACGTCACCATACCGTCCAACCTGCTCGCGAAGGCGAGCGCATGGCTGGCCTCCGACCAGTTCGAGCAGATGCACCTGAGCGTGCGGGCGGTTGACCTATCGCTCACCAGCGAGCAGTTCGGGCGGCTGCGCATGGGCGACACCGTGACGGTGGTTGCGGAGCCTTACGGACTCAACAAACGCTTTCCAATCACCAAGCGCACCTACCATCCCGCGAACCCAGAGTCCGACGTGCTGGAGCTTGGCGACACCGTGAAGGTGTCCTACGTGGCTTCGCAGAACGCGCAGAACAAGTCCACCACCTCTAAGATAGACGAGACGGACTACCGCCAGACGCAATGGCTCACGGACGCCATCGACAACGTGACCGCCATGATGACGGGTTCCCGTGGCGGCTACAAGTACACCGAGTACGACTCCGATGGCCGCTGGCTGGCCGACTACTACATGGACTCGCCCGACAAGGAGCTGGCGCAGGTCGTCCACAAGGTCAACCTCAACGGCGACGCATACAGCACCAACGGCGTGAACGGGCCATACGAGACGGCCATCATGGCGAACGGCACCATCCTTGGCAAGTACATCCAGGCGCACAGCGTGACTGCCGAGCAGATATCTCAGGACTACACCAAGACCTGGGAGGATGCCGACACGCGCACGTTGAACACCGCAAGGACGGAGTTCAAGGCGGCTGACTCGCAGATAACCGCACGCGTGAGCAAGGTGGAGACCACGGCGGCGGGGCTGCGAACCGACCTCTCCGCAGAGGTGAGGATTCGCGCAGACCAGATATCGCAGACGGTCAAGCGCGGGCAGATAAACTCGGCAATCAGCCAGACGGCAGAGACGATATACATCAAGTCGAACAAGTTCGGGTGGCAATCAACCTACTCGTCGCTCACGACGGATGGGAAGCTGACCGCCCAAGATGCCACGTTCACGAACGCGACGATGACCAACGCGACCGTGACAAATTCGAGCGTTACGGGCACGTTCAGCTGCGGGACGAAGAGCAGCGCCTACTGCCAGATGTACGGCGGCGGCATCGAGTTCTCCTACAACAACCAGCAGACCATCGGTATCAACAGCATCCCGCAGTACGCGAGCGGGCAGCGGGGCGGGCGAATCTACGTCAAGAGCGGCGCGACGTTCCTGGAGCTGAGGGCACCGAGGATAGCCACCACGGCGAGCACGAACCTCAACGATGCCTCGACGCAATGCTACACGGGCAGCGTCTACCTGACCTACGGCAACGGCGGGAAAATTTACCTCCAGGTCACGAATGGCCTAATCACTGGATGGACTGTATAGGAGGGCTGATGCTGACAATCAAAGAAGGAAACACCTACGCGTTCGTGCCGACCAACGCGCAACGCGACGAGAACGAGAGCGACGGAATCGAGATGCACGACTTCGATCCGTTCACGGGCGATGCGGTGCTGGCGTTCGACGGTGCAGAATGGCTCGTGCCGAAGATGAGCGTCGAGCCAGAGCCGAGATAGGGTGCCATATGGAGAACGAACTCATAGCAGCAGACGAGATATACAACGTGGCGCTCCAGATACTCAACTCGCACGGGGTGGACGCCATGGCCGTCCCGCTGATAGCGGCGACCGTGGCGCACAGGCTGGAGGCATTCGCCACTGGCGCGATGGCTCGTGAGCTGGCGGCGCTGAGGAAAGAACACGACACCGAGGAGGTGGGTACTGATGGCGGACATATCGACCGAGATTAGCAACTTCCAGAATGCCGTCTACGGCGAGGAAGTGCGCGGCAGCATGATATCACTCGCCGAGAAGCTGAAC